AAAACAGCGTGAAAGTTGTGAGGATTGCCAGCATACTTCTTAGTGGTTTCCATAAAGTCTATAAATTGCCCCGCAATCATCTTTTCAGGCTCATAGACGCACTTAAATACCCTATCCCCTATCTTTATATTACCCGAAGGTATTTCTTTCTTTAAATCGTCTGTAATGAGGTCAAACTTATTTGAGTTCTTTTCTATTTCAGTCCAAACCATATTATTGCGCACTTCTAAGTACGGCTTCTTGGTTATAAAGGCTGCTTTCTTTACCTTTACATCAAGGTTATTCTCGCTGTCAAGAACTTCAAGGTACTCGTAGTACCTTTTTATTGTCATTTCTGATAATTTCATTTAGTATATTTTGTATTTCCTATACTGCGGCTTTGCTAATTTAGCCATGCAGAGATAGCGTACCCCATCAATTCCGTGATCTTGCCCGCCTTTTGGTCTTTCGGGGCTTAGTGGCTTACCATCTTTATCGGTATCCCATCTGTACCCTCTGAACTCTTTAATCAAGTCTTCGCTCAAATAATGTATCCATATCTGATACCGCTTCATTATATCTATACCGACCCTAATACTATCACGCCCCTTCGTTACACCGCTAATGCTCCACCCCATTCTGCTAAGTTCTTCTATGCTCTTAGGCTCGCTGCTGTCTGCGTATATCTCATCGGTCTTATTTACGCTATGCAAGCCTAATTCTAAGGCTATGTCTTGATTGGTCATGCCAACCTTTCTGAATATCTCCTTAACGTACAATTCGCCATCGGCAACCCAACCACCAATAAGAACGGTCGGGTCATTAGAGTATCCGAAATCCAATCCGTATCCCAAGAACTTAGCCCCTTCGGGTATCTTCTGCGTGATGTCATACTTGCTAAACACCATGCCTTCTGTGATTCCGTACTTGCCCTCTCCGTACACTCTCCACTTGATAGGGTCTTCGTACTTCATCATCTCAATCTGCTGCACAATCAAAGGCTCTAAAAAAGGGTTATCTCTGAACGTGCTTACAAGAACTTTGCAGCCACCTGGAATCATTGGTGTGCCATCTTCCTTTGTTATGTCCTTTTTGTCCTCTAACTCGGTCTTAATCCACACGAACTCACTATCGGGGTTAAAGTCAATGATAATCTTCTCTGTGGTACGCATACGAAGCTGAAAGAACTCGGTATCCCAGTTCAGTTCGTTTGCTTCATTGCAGTAAAGTATCTGTCGCTTACTACCCCTTATCTTCTGTTGGTCATCAGCACCAAAGAACTCTACTATGCGTGTTCCCATTTGGTCAGAATACTTAAACTCACGCTTAGTGATATTGTACTCTATCATGTGGGCATGACCAAAGGTGTCTATTACATCTTTAAAATCACGCAGAATAGTTCTATCAAGGGTAGCCCCGAACTTACGAACTACGGAAGCTACCCCATGATGAATGTACTTGTTCTCCGTTATCTGACCGGTAAGCAGCCAAACAAGTAGCTGCTGACAGACAGAATACGACTTGCTCGATCTTGTGCCTCCTCTGTTTATGACAATAGATTCCTCTGATTGCCAATTACGCATAAATACAGGCGTATATTGTATTTCAGCTACTCCGCTCACTTATCCCTTTCGTACTGACTATTGCATACGGCATAACGTTGTTTAGCATCAGGGTATTCCTTACCCATTGTAGGGTTAGTCATACATCGTGTGATAAAATCACTCTTCTTGTCGCCCTTCGATGGGGATGGTATTGGCATTGTCTACTTGTTTAGGTTGTGCTGGTGTTAAAACTATCTGAATACCGCCATCGGGTATATTTAAGGTCTTTCCATAACCCCTGTTCTTGCCCTTAGTGTCAAGGTAGTATTGAACTGCCTTTACATTAGGTGCTAATTTAAGGTCGTGAACATTGCCCTTAACATCTAACTTCTGCTCGGTAGGACCATCAATCAGTTCTAACAGCTTTGTTTCTACTTGGTCTAAGACCATTTCGTCTATCTCGGTAAGCTGCCTATCAAATTCGGGGTCTTCCTTCCTCCATTGCTGATAGGTTGTGTAACCCATTTTACACGCTTCACAAGCAGCCGTTTTCATACCTCTATGCTTCTGATACGCCTTGATAAACTTCTTCTTCTTAGATATGCGCTGCTTTTCAAGGGTTAATTCTCTCGAAGGACTTAATGCCCCTCTTTTACCCCTTTCAGCCATTTCCTTACGCCTTTCTTCGGTAAAGTATTCGGGTTTAGGACCACGTTTCTTACCAGGCGGGTTTTTACGTTCGTAATATTCTCCCATATCTATAAAGACACTTTATTTGGTAAAGTGTAATTTATTTAGCCTTCGGTTTTCTACCACGCTTTGCTGCGGGCTTGCTCTTAGGTGTTGTAGTGGGCTTATCTGCCACTTTCTTAATCCCATAGAAGTAGATGTCAAATGGGTTTCGGTTATACTCAATCTTCCACTCGGAGAAGAGTTCATCAAAATCCCACGCTTCACGCAGTTCTGCTTCTGTGATATTCTTATAGTAGTTTGTGGTAAATGGGCTTGAATAACCTCCATCAGACCTCATAGTTCCATGTTCGGGTCTGCCAGTAGTGGCTGCGGTCAATATAATGATACCGCCTTCTTTGCATACAGCATACATATTTTTAAGGCTATCTACATACTGCTCATCGTGTTCAAGCATTTCAGTAGATATAACCACATCAAAGTCTTTGTCGGCTTTGTAGTCTTCCGCCCTACTAACGACATCTACGTTCTTACCTTCCCCAATGTCTACCCCTGTATAGGTATAATCTCTGAAATGAATACGATTATTTCCATTAATGTCAAGGCTACCAAAGTCAATTACCTTAGTGCCGTTAAAATACTTAGGATGGGCTGATTTAACCCTTCTTACGAATGCTTCTTGTTGTTCGTGTGCCATAATGTTATTTTTTATCTATTTCTTGTTTAACTTTTGCTGATATGTCAATATAAGACTGCACATCCTCTCCATGTAAAGACGTTGTGCGTAAACTTTTATCAAATTCAAATTCGGGTTCTTCATTCGCTGTTAGGTCAAATAAGAAGAACTTTCCTTGTATATCTACTGGTGCTACATACGCACTTGGGCTTAAAGGCTGCTCAATGCCTCTATACTTCTTCCATATCCTTTCGGTTATCTCTACATGCTCGAATCCGTATATGCCAAAATCCTCATTATACCTTTCCTTTGCTGCTTTTTCTCTGAAATACAATAAGCATCCAGGACACCCAGCGAAAGCTGTTTCTTTATCCGTATAAGCCAATGTTTTTATCCCACCTTCTGTTTCTGTGATATAGCAGCTATGAATCATCCGACTGCGTTGAAAAGGCTTGTACCAATCGGTAGTCTTAGGGTAAACATCATCGTCAAGCATAAATATTTCATCGCAACCTTTCTTTGCGAGGTAATCCATGCAAGCATTCTTTGATGCAGCTATTCCTTTACGCTTAAAATCTCTGATAAAGTGAACGTATGGGTATCTATAAATCCACTCATAACCTTGCTTACTTTCACCATCAATGTGAACACAGAAGACAAACTCTCTCGGACTTCTGTTAATCCATAGCGGAAGAATGTTCTTTAACATCTCCGATCTGTTGTACGTTGTTATTCCTATCCCAACTGCCATTTTGCGTTTAATTTATTTACCATTCCACTTGTCATTTCTTGCTCATTCTCTAACAGCTTGTGTGATTTACTTAGCAAGTGCTTAACCTTGCTGTCTGATATTAGTGCGTGTTTCATTCCTGATGTTTTTAGGGTGATTGCCATATCGTCATCTTGACACCAAAACTTAAACTGCTCATCAAAGGGGTGTACTACATTAAAAGCATCCCTGTCCATTACCACAGCCCATCCGCAGAAGTATTTACCCGTTTCCCAACCATAGGTAGCCCCTTGTGCCACATTGTCGTGTTTAAACCAACCTTCGCTAACTGGTGAAAAGCTATTCCATTCGTAATTAAATGCGTTATCAAGCCAATTATCCCCAAATATCAAGTCATTGTTAAATATTCCGAAATAGTCATACTTAGATACATCGCATTGAGCAAAGCCGTGATTTAAAAAGCGATTATAGTTAAACTTTTCACTCGGATAGATCACTTTTAACCTTTCATTGCACTCCCATCGTGCATTAGGGTTAGTTTCCACCAATGCAAGCATACCTTCTGTGGTGTTCATATACCCTTCTATGGCTTTTGCAGTCATAGCAGTATAGTTCACATCAGATGCGTTAGAAAGCATTACAGAATATAGCCTATCCATTCTTTGCGTACAAGTTAATTATTCTGTTAATAGTGTTTCTTATGCAGTCATCGCAGTTTTTATCGAAAGACATCTGATGATTACGCCTATACCATTGCCGTAGCTGCTCAATTTGCTCGTCTGATAGCGTTATTCCCGACATTCCTTCGGTTTCCTTGTACTTTACAAGTTCCCTTTCTATATCTTCTCTTAGATTAGGTATTCTCATATTAATTCTTGGAGTAATTTAAGCCTTTTTTCATTCTCATTATCCAGGTTATATCTGTTATCTACATCTGCCCTTAGATTTGTAGCTAAATATTCTCCGTATTGTGGCTCATTTACCAACCTATCAATAGCATTAGCCCATTCTTCTGCGTTATTACCTACTGCAAGGCAGTTCTTATTCTTGTCAATAAGGTTTTTGTATGGATATACATCAGAAACAATAATAGGCTTCCGTAGTGCTGCTGCTTCAAGCATCTTTAATTCGCTTTTATTGCGGTTAAATCTATTGTCTTTAAGCGGTGCTACCATCACATCGTAAGGGTAAAGCAATTTAGCGTATTCATCTACGGTTTTATGCCCCTGAAACTCTATCTTATCACACCCCTCAAACAAATCCCATACCTTATCCCACACCCTATCTCCCCTTGTAGCCCCACCAATCAAGAATTTAGGCTGCTGTGATAGCTTATACCCTTCGCTGAATATCTTTAAGTCCTCATAGTGGGTTACAGAACCCATCCAACCGAAAGTAATACTATCATTTTGTGGCTTTTCGTATTTCTCCCATTGTGGATCATCGTAGTCAATGGCGTTTTTAGCAATAATATACTTCTTAGGTACTTTAAGGAAGTTCTGAATCTCCTTTTTTAGATGCGGAGTGGTTACAGAGATAGCATCGCTGCTTAGTGCGTTAAACAAAATGCAGTTAGTCATGTTCATCTTGTTAAACACCGCCCTTAAAACGTGCTTACTATCCACCTTCGGGCTATCATCCATATCACAGACAATCTTAATGCCGTGCTTCCTTAATCGCTGGAAGACAAATTCGGGTTTTAAGGTAGGGCTGATGTTTCTGTTAAACACACAAATATCCACCTCATCTAAAAGTTCATCAGGGAAGGTGTGAATAGGGTCTATCTGATTCCTTTCGCTACCCTCAACCTTTTTACCATCTTCTAAGTCAAAGACTTCTGTTTTTAGGTGATCTGCATACTTCTTCTCTTCCTCCTTCTTTACAGCATAGGGTAAATTCACCTCTACAAGCAGTTTAATCTTCCCTTGCCTTGCAAGGCGCATATAAGGGGCTGCTAACCTATGGTAGTTTACCCCATCTATGCCATTTAACATTAAAAGTACATTCATATATCCAGTCCTAAGTCTTCTGCTAATCCAATAACCCAATCTCTAAACTCGTCAATAGTAATAGATACATTAGCGTAAGGTATCTTCGTTTTCTTATGCACCCTCCTAATACTACCCTCCTCTGCATACAACTTCATTATCCGTGAGTGATACCACCACCCACTATTAAAGTCTTCTGCCCATTCATCTATCACATCAAGTATTTCAGCACCCGATTCATGGTAAGGAGTGTCCTCTACCTCAAATTCATCGCTAAACTCCAAGAAAGTAAACCTATTAGAAGCCCTATTGTAGTTATGAATCTGATTTCTTACCACTAAAAAGAAATAATCCAAGTGTTTCTTCCGGTCATAAATATCTTTCAGCTTCTCATCATCCATTCTCATCATCCTATACATAGATTCAGAGAACACATCGTCAAAGTCAGGATATTTTACCTTCCCCTCACAATATTGCCTTATGTTAGAATCCATAAGGTCTTGTGCTAATTTATCCTTCCATTTCTTAGACAAGACTAACTTTTTTATTAGACACACCAAACATAATACTTAGACATGACTCAATTGTCATATTTCTGTCATATTTTGCCTAACGTGCGTAGATACCCAGTAAAAATTAAGCCTCTATAAGTATTTATAGGGGCTTTTTTGTTAAACTGAAAAACAAACGACAAAAAATAAAAAAGGTGTCTTTATAATAAAGGCTATACAGGAAGCCTATAAACCATACCTGGATGCTCTAACGGCTTAACAGAGTGAAAAGCCATAGTTCGTACATAAGTCTGTCGTTCAGTAAGCGTAGTTAAGCCCAAGTGCCTTAGAAAGTTCGCTAATAAGTATGAGAAACCGATATGGGAACGGTAGTAGCCCTCATACGATACCCCCAACTTGGACTCCTTAACTACCCGAATACTAAC